TCATCAGAGCCGGCGCAAGTCGCTTACGAGCATCTCCACTAATGACTTCTCCAATCTGCAAGGCTGCTGTAATAACAACCTCAAGATCATCGCGCTTAATCGTAATCGTATCGTTCATGTCAGTTTTCCGTCTCTTTGTTTTTACTAAAAGGATATAGTCCCGCGATCGGATAGTGAAAAATGGGGTCAGACATGAGCCTGACACTTAAACCAACGCACGGACGCACCATTGACGAACTTCGCGACAGCCTTCCATTCCAAGCCCATCTCAATGAGTTCAGCCTCCGACTCCTTCTTTACGTCGCCGCCCATCCACTTCAAGAAGTCAGGAATACGCTGAGGATCAGCGACGCCGCCGCAAGCCTCAGTCAGACCTTGCTGGCACCGGGCATCAGTAACGAAGGCTTCGACAAACTCGCGTGCGCCAGTCGGAATGCCGAGCTTTTCGGAGACGGCCTTGCCAGCTTTCTTAACGCGGTGGGCTTCGGACTTTGCTTTGAATGTCACTTCTGGCCAGTTGAGAATTCCGGTCGGAGCGATTGGAGCGAGAACAAGCCCTTCGCCGGCGTCGCTGACACCGAACATGCGGGCGATGTAGGGGTCTTCGGTGGAGATGGCATCTACCGCGTCATTAACGCGATCGATGATCTCACCGGTGCCGCCACCGAAGTCGACGGAAATCTCGAACTCGAGCGGCAGGATCTCGATGTCAGGGTGCGCAGGCGTAAGAAGCCGGATAAACTCCGGGTCGTAGTGCATCATTTCGCCGATCTGGATGGCGAACACATAGAAGCGTCGTCTGTCTGTCTTACTGACAGCATCAGTGGGTTGAACTCCCGGCCCAGCCCATTCGCCGAAGAACACAGCGTCTTCGATCTGTGTGCATGCGGCGAACAATGGCTTCACGCCTTCGAGCCACGCGGCAAAGTCGAAGTTGTCGCTATCGACAGACAGATCGCGGTTGCGAGATTGTGCAACAACCTCTCCGCTTGTCGATACACGAATACCAGCGTTTGTGCCGTGCAATTTGATTTTAGCGCCATAAACAACGCGAGCTGGATCAAAAGATTTAGCCTGCCGACGATAAACGTGTGCAAAGCTATCAATACTCGGAAACTTAGTGAAGGATGCCATGGTGTTCTCTCTTTGTTTTAGCTAAGAGAGAAATAGTCCCGGCAAATATCCGACCCAAACTCTGAGCCGGAATTACCAAAATTAATCAGGAGCGCTTAAAAGATCCGACAATTCCAATCCTTGTTTTTCTAACTCAAAGCGCAAATGCTTCATTGCCTTCCGCAAAATCTGACAAACCCGCTCGCGTGATATTCCGTGCATAGCGCCGAGAGCATCAAGAGACATCGGAACGTCGGCGGTGATGCGTAGCTCAATCAGTGAACGCTCACGATCATCAAGACCGACATATGCGGCCGCTAATAGATTGCTGACGCGATCGCCTTCGATAGTATCCTCGGACGATGGCCCGCCTGCCGAGATCTGTTCTTGGAACTCACCGTCTTCCGTCGCCATGACGTCAAGGCTGATAGCGTTGCGGATTGACAGCGCCACAGCAGCTCTCTCACGCGGAATTCTCAAGTCATCGCACGCTGTATCAAATGCAAGACCGGAGGGCATCCCAGCCGTCTCATATTGAGCGATGAGCGGCATCAGTTTGTATTGGATTTGCTTCTCCGGCCGGCTGATCGGCATTTTGAACGGATTGCGCGTCGTCTGCGCAGACACAAGCAAAGCATCTTTGATTTTGTAGTAAGCGTGCGCTGCAAAATGCCCACGCGTAGGATCGAATGTGTCGATCGCGTCGAGGATTGCAGCGACGCCTTCCGATTCAAGTTCTTTGAATGCAGCGCCTGACCATTTCATATTTTGAGCCTGCTTGCGGACAAGCCCCATGCATGAATCGATCAATAGATCGCGTGCGTTTTCGTCTCGATTGATTTTCCAGGCGACGGCCCAGGCGTTTTGAAACTGTTTTAGATTTTGATGAGCCATCAAGCCAACCTCCTATTTTTTAGGAGATAGGCCCCGATTGTGCTTCTCGGAAATGGATCGGTGATTTCCGTTTCAAGCGATCATGCTCCGCAATCCGAAGTCGCGATGCTCAGCCGTGTAATACGATTTTGCAGCACTCTCATATGGAACGACGGTCGCTACAATACCATTACGATTGCAAAGCCTGACACCCATTTTTGGAATGGATACGCTTGATGATCCGATGATCACGCTCATACGCGCTGTATCACTCAGAGAGCGCCAGAGATGAAAACCATCGGCAAATGGGTGCTCACGGCAAGAACGTTCATTCATGCGCTCCAGGGCGTGCTTTGTGATGCGCGGAAGGCCGGTCTGCGGATGAATGAAAGATGATCCGGCTGGAACAGTATCTTGTGCAAAGCTGATCATTTCATTCTCCATTTTTATCGGCCTGGAATGAAAATAGTCCCGCGGTGCTAAACCAAAAAAGCAGACAAAAAAATGCCCCAGCCGAAGCCGTGTAAGCTCTCATCATTGTATGATGACATGCCGAATGTTCGCTGTATGTTCCGGACATGCCTTACAAGCCCCGAACCATAGGTCTACGATTCCAAATCCGTGTTAGAGATCTCGAGGCGCCAGACGTTCTTCGAGTGACCTGCCCAGCATGTAATCATCGGTTCAGTGTGGCCCCGCACTCACTGCTGAACCGATTTCCGCCTCACATGACGTTGATCAGCATTGAGCGACACATGAAGTGCACAAGGTGTCCGCACCAAGGGTCGATGGGGTGGTTCATTGAAAGAGCTGAGTCGCCGCTGAGTTAATTCTCTGGAAATACCCAGTCATGATGCACGTCGAACTTGCTCGGGTTGGCGCGAGCATCTTCAGTCAGTGTATCAAACAAACCGCCGTAGACTTTGTGCAGTAGGCCCAGAAGGTCCTCAACCCGGTCTCCGACAAAATCGAGACCCTCGTCAAATGATGTGTTGATATGCGGCATTGTCTGACCAGCACCCAGATCCAGCTGACGAAGCTTCACAACCATCCGCATGAGTTCGGCGTCAGAATGTGCAACGACTTTGTTCCGTAAGTGCATCAATTCATCATGAAGCGCTTGCTGTTGATCATCGAGCTTTACTCCGATCATCTTCATTGAGAGCTTCGGAACGTCACCCTTTGAATCTGAAAACGGGCGAGCATATGAAACTATTGCTGTTGTCTCGTAGCACTTGAACCGCCGTAACTCGATCTTTGAGATTGGGTCATCCGGATCGCATGAAAGGAGGAAATCGGCCGCGCTAAGTGCGAGCTGAATGTCTTTCATTGAATAGAGCATACGAAGACGACGACGGTGGATGCTGGGGTGTTCGGTCATGTGATGTTGATTTTTAGGGTTATCGTTCTAAAAATCAATTCACCACCGACCGTGCATCAGCAATCGCCCGATGCAAGGGTCCTTCATCCCCGAACGTGATCTTCGGAAGCGTCATGAACAAGTTCATGCTGGGTTCATATTTATCGGGATTTGCCCAGGAGGGGAAATCAAGCACGTAAAGATCCCGCTTCTCAAGTAAGCATCGGACGTAGCCGCGGACCGGTTCTGCGTTTTTACAGAGACGACTAACCTCGTTGTGTTCGAGCTTCGAATATTCATCCCGCAGTTCGGTTAGCCCTTCCTCAATGAACTCAAGAGCGCGCTTTCGCTTCGCCTTTATATCCGTCAGCTTCAGGGTGGCACCGCTGCCGGGCTTCAATATCTCGCGAAGACCCTTTGCAGCCGCGGACAGCTTGGCAAGTCTCGGCGGCTTGGTATACACAAACACTTTAGTCAGGCGTCTCACTTCTTGATGAACGAGCTGCTCGTCTTCAAGCCAATCTCGCTCCAGAATCTCGACTACCGATCCAAGTCCAATAGCCAACTCGGCGATGCCCTTATTCGCGGCCGCCAAAACCTCACGGCGCCGGACGTCACGCTCGATCGCGGCAACGGTTTCGAGGTCGGAGAAATTGACAGCGCAGTCTTTGCCGAGCAGAGCAACCGACCCGTCCGGAAGTGGGGCCAGGAATCCCCTGCGATGCGGGGTCCTTTTCGCACAGAATGAGCACCGAACTTCAACATCCGAAACGTATCCGTCAGAAATCATTACAGGACGAATGCCAGGCGGGACCGAGAGAACGACGCCTGGTTGCTCGAGAGGATTGGTGATCAGGAACTGGTGATCTGAAGGGGAGTGATTGGACATGGTGGGAGAGCCCTTTTGCCTATGTGTTGCAACGGTCTCCCTGCCACATCATTGAGAATCGTGTGGTCATTCACCTTAGCATGACGCAGGGGAAGCGCAACCACATATTGTGAGAACGAAACCAGCAAGCTGCCAGATGAGGTATTATTTAGAAGATTTGAAATTTTCCGGTCAGACGGTCCTCTGCAAATTCCGCAAGACGTTCGAGCTCAGCAAATATACCTCCGAGTGGCATTTCGGTTGCGCCAGCGCCACGCGGGCCTTCCATAATGAACACGTCCTCATCTACAATATATGCTCGCCGAACCACCCAGCGATCTTTGTTGAGATAGTCGTATCCAGCCCTATCCTCGAAAATCATCTGCACAACACCGGCGTCCGGCCTTTCCAAGCATTGATCCAGTCGCTCATCGAAGTGCTCGAGAGCGTTCCGTGCATCGCGATTGTTAAGCGGGCTGTCGTCGCCGATCTGAAGTTCATCCCTAAGCGCGTCTGCGCGTGCAATTGCGACAGCACTCGCTCTCCCCACAGGAAAAACAAATTTCGAGACCATCCCATATTGCATCAGAGCCGCTTGAAGCATTAGCCATCCAGTGATCCTTTGACGATCTTCCTCATTCGCAACGAGGCGAAGGAAGTTGTGTCTTAGAGCCATGGCCATGTCTGCGGCTGTGGATACTTCTTCGAGGTAGATGCGCATACGATGGGCGTTCAAAGTTCATACTCCATATCGTTTTGATGGAACATTACATGACAGGACGGCTAAGTCGTAAAAAAAGCCCCGATCCGAAGACCGGGGCAGTTGCCGCATCCGCAGCGAGGTAGTGCCCGTATTAACCCACGGTGCCGGGGTGTCTGTCAGATCAGCGCTTAATCTTAGTTTGGAGTTCCTGCATGGCCTTGGCGCCGCTTGCGATCAGATCTTTCGTCGCCTGGCGGTTCTGACGCTCGATCTCTGCGCGATCTGCAAATGACTTATGAACCTGCGGGTTCACGCGCCATTTCATTTTCGGCATGTCGGAACGGTGATATGGTCGTCCATCTTTTTTCACGTCCGGTGTGATCCAGCCCATCAACTCCAGCTTGCGGGTCGCGTCATCCAAAGCGCGAGTGTCGCTCTTCAACGCGCGGTATGCGCGACCGATCTCTGATGCCGTAATGCGAGTGAAGTCCTTGCCACCGGAAAGGATGTGTCCTGCAATCCACTTGGCGTGCCCGGTTGCCTCATCGCCCTGCATGACCTCATTGTAGATGCGGGCAGCCTCAGGCAGGAAATACTCTGTCATCAGTGTGTAGGCACGCTCAGCGGTCGTTTCCTTTACTTGCACCGGCTCACCGCTCTCATGTTTTCCTGTCGGACGGATGCCCATCTGAGCGCACTCAATCATGTGAAAAATCAGGCAGAGGCGGGAGAAGATACCCGGCCATTTGTTAAGGTGATCGCCGAGACCCTTCGTGATTAGTGGGTTGTTGTTTAGAGCCCGTGACAATGCCTCGACGCGCTCACGCACCTTTGCAGCACCCAGCGACATAGTGACGATAGGGCTTTCATTATTCTCCTCCTGAACTTCCAGTTCGGTCAGCTTGTGGATTAGTGAAATGTAGGCCGCGATCGCCTTCTTGTTCGGTGTGCGGTCACATCCATCCATGATCTCAGCCCGGACGAAGAGGAAGCGTGCGATGAAGCCGTCGGCCGCAGTGTTCTGGAAGTTCTTGCGCACCAGATCGTCTTGAATGCCGCCGAGAACTGACACCGCGAATGTCTCAACACGGAGAGGGCCGGCCTCATCGGACTTCCGGTCGATGCTTTCAGAGCTGCCGTTGTAGGCGCTGAGATACTTTGCACGATCACGGGAGCCGGAACCGCCGGAATACAAATCGAAGGATGCCAGCCATTCGGCAAGCTCATCGCGAACCTGAACGACACCGGCAGGGTTATTCGCGCAGATACCCATAACGCTCTCAATCGTGGTATCTTTAATCACGAGGCGCGGCACGATCGGCAACTCTGGCTTTTCGGGAGCAGGAGGAAGATCCATACGACTGCCGCCATCTTTCAGGATCTGCTGACACACCTTGCGCCAGTTTTTCATGAGTTCGTTATAGACTGCTTTCTCTTGATAGAAATCCTGGCGGAGTTCCTCGGCATCGGCGTCCCATTTGTTCTCGAGAATGTCGAGAGGCACAGTAGATGCGTTGATCGCCGACGTCTTCTTTGCGCCAGTGTTTCCGGAGACACCACCCCATAGGATCGCGCGCTCTTTCCAGTTGTAGTCATTGATCTTCGGCTGAATGACCCATTTCTCGCGGATTGCGGTGCCGGCAGCAACGAGGCATCCGAGCGCAATGGCACCGGTATTGATGCCCATGATCTCTGCGCAGTCTTTTGAGTAATCGTAGATCGCCGGCGGCAGCATCCCTGGCGTCAGCTCCTGACGGCCAGTCAGCGATGTGTCGCCGAAAAGATCGAGTGGCTCAACGATTGGCTTCTCTGAAGTTTCTGGATAGCCGTCCATGTCGGCCTCATAGACTGGCTCCGAGCTCGGTCCGAATACGGCATCGAGGGCTGCCTCGGCAGCAGCGTCAATGTCGAATTCTTTGTTTGTCGTCATGTTCATTTTCTACCTACCTCAGGCGTTTGTGTTATTGGTCTTGACATCGAGGCATCGTTGTGCCTGCCAATCAGAGGTAGGAAGGAGATGGGGTGATCCAAAAATGAAAAACTGCAAAAAGTGCAGCACTAAGTGTGTAAAATGTGTAAAAAACCTGTAAACACCTGAAAGTATTGAATAAAAAAGTTTTGAAAAGATCTGCTTTTGGCAGCTTTGTGGCGTTTTTGGCGTCCTGAAAAATCAAGCCTTTTCAGCGGCTTATGGCTTTTTTACACATTTTGCACTTGCGCGTGCGAGATGTTAAGTAAGTAAGTAGTCCCCCCTCCTTCTATATTCTGAAAACCTCAACGATGAGATCCAGTCAGCCCCATGCGCGTAAGTGCAGAACGTGTAAAAAATCTGTAAGTCATTGTTTTCATTGACGCGAAAATCTCGCAAATCGGGCTTTTCGGGATTTCGGCTGCTGCAAAACGTGCAAATAAGTCGGAAATGGGGTGGCCAAGCTTGGAATTCCTTGTCGATTGGGAAAAATCATAGGCTGATCTGATGAGGTGAGTTTTGTCTGTCTTTCAACGCCATTTGTTTCGAGCTGACTGGCCAGGCACTATATTCATTGAAAGAAAGACAGGGAGACAGACATGGACGATGCACTAACACTTGTAGGACTTATCGCAGTGATTGTGGCGCTACCGATCTCTGCGGTTGTTGAGGCACGGATCTATGCACGTCGCGCTCGCGAGGCCGCAGCGTCAGAGCCGAGCGATGCCGCGGTGCAAGCAATGTGTGATCGCATTCGGGCTGATGTTGAGTATCATCAAAACAGACCGGCTGTGACTTCGGACAACCGCATAGATCCGGAAGAGGCGAAAATGGCGCTATGGGTCCGGGCACGATGATTGACGATGCAGCACTGCGCTATGACGTGATGTGCTTGCAGTTGTGGCTTGAGCGTCGCCACGGCTGCGAGGCTGCTGTCATTGCGGGCTGTCATGACGGCTATATCGCTAATGTCACTTGCGTCTGCAAAGGCGACGGCGCTCAGAGTGATGCAGAGCGTGTCTTGGCTGGTCTCGGCTGGGACGTAAGGATGCACGCTTACTTCGGCGTCGTTGATATGATCCGCGCCGAGGGATTTGTTGATGAACCGGAAAAATCAGAGATGGTTGCACGCGCTGACGATGCTTATCGATCGACGCTTAGCAATCATGAGCTGATCCATTTTGAGAGCGTGAAATACTGACTATATCCCTTAAAACAAAGGGAGAAGAACATGGGCAGACACTTCATTTCAGCAATCTCGATTGCGTCATACACATACATCGCAGTTTGGCTTGGCCTGGCAGCGATGGAATATTTGGACATTGCAGTATCTTCGGTCGCTTGTGCCGGTATTGGCGCATTGTGGCTTCACGTCATTCGTTGCGAGTTTGTGAATATTTTTCGGCGGAAGTCGGAGGTATAAAATGAAACTGAAGATCACAATCGCCGCCGTCATGTTGCTCGCACTGTCGGCTTGCAAAGATGAAGCGCCTACTGCTCACATTATTCGGACGGATGTGTATGCACCGTCTGCGCAAAGCAACACCTACTGGCGCGATAAGCACAACAGGCACGCTGAGCAGACGACAGCCGCTATGAAGCAGTGTCAGCTCGGCAATAAGGCGAAGGCTGAGCAAATGTTCCGTGAGGCCTATGCAGGCTATACGACAGAGCCGTTTCCGGAAGGCGTTCATTGCCGCTGAAATAAAAGGCCGGGTTTAGTCGCCCCGCATCCGTGTTATGATCCCGTCATGATCGATGAGACAGACCCATTCAAAGCTGCATTCACTGCATCGCGTGGGCGGATTGATACTTCTGTTGATCTCGGCATCGAAGCACCGCAAGAAAGAAAAGGGCTAATGCGCCTCCGCAGCCCAACCCACCTCGACTGGGACAGTGATCCTTTGCCTGACGATTTTGCAATGATCGCAGACAAAGACGATAATCACGAGATGTATGAAGTGCGCGATGTGTCGAACCATGCCGCCGTTCAGTTGATTGCAGATGGATGGGTTAAGATTGATGACTGATACCGCCCACCCACTCATCGTCATAGACCCCGACATCAGGGGCGGCATCCCTACATTGCTCGGCACCCGTCTCAGCGCGTTGGAGATTGCTGATGAGGCCGGTGCAATCAGTCCTGATGATCTCTATGCGCAGTATCCATCGCTGACGCCTGAACTGCTTGCTGCGGCCGTTGCTTATGCTGCTGGACGAAGCGCGATAAGGTTCAATCCAAACCTCATATCATTCAAACCTACTGATGAGCCGGTGATGATGCAGATCGTCTACGGCGACTTTGTAGTGCCTGGTTGCATTATGTTCGTGCTTGATCCGGAATATGGGTGGACAAAGATGGCAGCGATCAGGATGATCAGTGATCGTCTGGATATGATGTCGGCGCATGCAAAGCTCGAGATTATCTCGGTGAATGATAGGTTCTGATTTTGGATCAGGCTTAGGCGTCTCTATTTCCCTTGAAAGACAGGGAGAGAGACAGTGAGAGCCGAAACAAATCAAGACCAAGTTAAGGCATTCCTCGATGCCTATGCTCGCATCTGCGAACAGCACGGCCTGGCATTCACAGGACGCCATGAGTGTATGTGGATTGAGGCTCTTTCGTCTGACGGCGTGACTGTCGTTTGGGATGATGGGGCAAGTTCACTTGAGGTGCTCGAGACCTCACAACCAAGATATGATCTCGATAACTGCGTTTCGAGTGTTCGGATTGGCGGTGCAGTATGAGCCTGCTCGACAAACTTCTCGCCATCATCCGCCAAGTCCAAGCTGAGCGTGGCATAAAATCTCCGATCTCGGATGATGAGTTCTTCGCCATCGTCATGAACGAGGATGAGTTCACTGCATTCAAGGATGAGATGCGATGGAAGTATCGCCCGCTCCCGTCGGCAAGAACATACACGATGTGTGGATGTGTGATCACTGGCTCGGATGACGTTGAAAAGGGGAAAGTTCAAATCCCGGATACGCGAGTTCTGGGATGAAGATAGAGATTGATCCCATGGAGGTGGAGTTGATTATCGTCCAGCCGTCGCCTCGAATAGTGCCCTGGGTCTACATTCGATGTCGTAGGCGCGACTTTGGGCACTTCCGTCCATCAGGCAGGATACTGCGCGACATGGATAGAGGTGATCTTTTGAGGACTGCTTGCTTCATCATCAAGCGATGCGTATCCGCCATGTCCAACCACGAGCAACTCCAGTTCATCGCAGCAACGCAGGCCGCTCACTCACCGGCCTGACTGAGCCTCCCCTCACATATTTCCGGCACAACTGCCCGAAAACCTCAATAGGGACAGATATATAGAGGAGGGGACCCTGGGACCCCCTCCCTATTGTTATGCAGGGGTTATTGGGCCCGGTAGTTTTGTCTGTGAGTAAATTTTAGAAACTCATTTCGTTTCGTTTCATCAGGCAGCACGCAACAAAATAAGGCGGACGATGTCTGAGAGAAGCGAACAGAGCAGCCCGGTCGTAGAGTGCAACGTCGCATCCGTTGCGGCCGCGCTCGGCGTCACAGAGCGTCATGTTCAGAACCTCGCTAACGACGGTATCGCGGTCAGAATGGGCAAGCGTGGCGTCTATGATCTTGTCGCTACCATTCAAAACTTTTTGGCAGCGCAACTCGATGTCGTCCCTGTCGATATCAAGGAAAAGCTTGAGGCCGAAAAGGTCAGATGGACAAAAGCCCGCGCCGATAAAGAGGAAGCCAACCTCGCGCTACTGAGGGGGAAGATCGTTCTGATCGAAGACGCCGCCGCATTGCTTGCGGAAGAGGCCGGATCACTACGCGCAGCCTGGGAAGGTCAAGAGTCGGTTCTGGTTAGTGATTTCTCAAACCGCATTTTGACTGAGGCCGAGGTTGCTATCAGGCTCCGCAAATCCCGAGATGCTGCATTTGAGCGCGTGACGCTTGATACAGACAAGCCGCGAACTCCGCGCACGACACAGATCCCTAAAGAGTTTTTGCCAGATGACGATACTGACTTCGATGTCTCCATTTCGGAAAGCGATGAAGCAGAACGCCAGGGCTGAATTCCGGGCGATCACTTCACGACTTTTCACACCAAAGCCAGCGATGACCGGCTCCGAGTATGCCGATAAATACGGTGTGCTCGTTGAGGGCGACAAAGTCATTCCGTGGAAGACTTATCCTTTTCAGGTCGAAATCCTGGACGCGTTCTGCGACGTCACAGTGCCCGAAGTTGTTGTGATGAAATCGGCTCGGCAAGGTATCTCCGAGTGCATGAACCAGGCGATCCAAAAGCAAATCCATTATGAGCCGTCGCCGGTCTTGATGTATCGCCCCAAAGAGGCTGACGCAGAGCGCTATATGGAGCGTCGCTTTGACCCACGTTCGAGATCAGTTCCGGAAGTTTCCGAGTTGATGTTCCTAACGGCGGCCGGCAAGCGCACCGAAAAAAAGACAGAGCGCAAGTTTCGCAACGGCGCGTCTATCATGGTTTTGGGTGCTGAGAGCGAAGACAACTTCCGAGATCACACCGTTAAGCCAATCTATCTCGATGAGTTCGATGCACTTGGCTTCGCGCCCGTGAAGGGTGGCGGTAGTAAGTGGGATCTCGCCCGGCGTCGTGGATATCAATACTGGGACTCTACGATTGCGGCGATCAGCACGCCAAAGTTTCCGGCGGAAGAAGGCGGACGCATTCACGGCCTTTTTCTTGAGAGCGATCAACGCCACTATTATGTGACTTGTCCGCACTGCGGCCATGAGTTCACGCCGCATTGGGGCGAAGCTGACAGTGTTGGCGGTATGCGCTGGAACAAAGAAGATCCGTCTGAGGTCTGGTATGAGTGCCATAATCCTGACTTGGATGAACGCTGCCGCATCGAGCATCACGAAAAGAAGAGCATGACTGAAGAAGGGCGTTGGATTGCACACCGTCCGGAGATCAAGACACGCCGCGGCTACTATGTTTGGCAGTGGTATTCATATGCGCCGAAAGCCAGCTGGCAGAATATGGTGCGCGAATGGCTTGAAGCGTGCGGCGCAGGCCCGTCTCAGATCCAGTCATTTAAGAACGAAGTTCTCGGGCTCCCGTTCAGTCAGAACACCGGACAAGAGACCGGTGATCTCGATACGCTCTCCAACTCGATTGTAGACCTCGGAGAAGGCGTTGACGTCCCATCCTGGGCTGTTGCCCTACTTTGGGGCGTAGACCGTCAGAGAGGCGGCGCAGATGAGGCTGACTCGTATCTTGAGGCCAGTCTGTATGCGCTCGGCCCAAATCGCCGGTTGTTTCAAGTTGGGCACTGGGTGCTTGATGAGTTTCCACAATCTGATGAGCGTGCTTGGAATGCGTTGGAAAAACTTGCGACCCGCACATTCATTGATGAGAACGGGCGCCCGCGTCATGCTGATGGTCTTGCGATCGATCATAACGGCGGTGATAGCAACCGCGTTGTCGAGTGGCTTGCACGGATGCGTAAGAACGACCGACTAAAGCGCAAGTATTGGTTTGCCGTGCGCGGTGAGTCAAAGGGTAACGGTGCGCGTGGTCGGACGATCTGGCCAACCGGTTCATCGAAGAAGAACAACTTTCTCTACACCATCGACGTTGACCTCGCCAAAGATGAGCTGGCTCCGCTGCTGACTGACGGCGCGATCGAGTTCAACGCAAACTCGATTGATGGCTCGGTCAACCTGTCTGACGACACCCAGGCTGAATGGTTTTTGAAACGGCTTTTGCTCGAGAAGCAATTTCCGGTTCCAAACCGCCCGGGCACGACAATCTGGAAAGGCCCGAAGGGTAAGGGGCGCAACGGCAATGAACCGTTCGATGACTTGGTGTATGTGTTGGCACTGTCTTACGGAATGACGCAACTCGCCGGCGGTATGAAGTGGCGCAAGCTGTTCGACGGAAATCAGCGGTATCGGTCTCCGAATGCTGTCTCTGATGTTGTCATTGATGATGCAGAAATCGTCGACGATGCAGAGGTCGAAACTGTCAAGGAACCTGTCAAGATTGTTGTGCCGAGAAATCCGAATGTTGGCAAATCTGAGCCGGCAACGACTGCGCCGCGTCAGCTCATTCGGTTTCGGCACTTCTAACTGCCTGTCTGTCTTTCTTTCGCTGCCCGAAACAGTCTTCGGGGACTGATATCTCTTGTAAGATCACAGGAGAGTATCGATGGCCGAAGGCCTTTGGGCAGATAGAGACTTAGAATATCTTCGAGGTCTCAAAAATACCATCATGGATAGGCGCGCCAAGGGCGTCCTTTCGTTTGGCTATAACGGCCAAACATTTTCGTATGCCAGCCCTGCATCGATGCTCGTTGTTGCAAATGAAATCCAGTCAGAGATCCGTCGCAAAGTTGCATCGGTGAGTGGCCGAATTCCAGCAACTTATTCCCTCTATTCAATCAGACGCCCGCTGGCGGAGTAATCATGTCAAGAAAAAGAACACAGCCAAATCGTTCCAGGTCTACCGCAACGATGCAGGCCGCACCGGTTCCAAATCATTCCGGCCGCATTTCGATGATGTCTTCGACTGCGATGACGCCAGTTTCTGTTTCGTTTACAGCCACGCCGACTGCACGGATGGATTACGACTTTGGACGCGCTCTCGCTGATCGCAAAGACTTCGCCCGAGGCAATGGTGAGGCCGTCGCCTCTGCACTGACCAGGAACCATTCTTCGATTGTGAGCATGGTTCGCTATGCCGTGCGTATGAATGGATTTGCGGCTCGCCCCGTTGATGTCTCCGTCGCTTACGGCATTGGTAAGGGTATGTCGCCGGTCTGTTCCGACCAGAAGCTTATGAAACTTTGGAAGCGTTGGACGAAGCGGGCAGGGGCTGAATGTCTCGGCGATTTCGGCTTTGTTCAAGAGCAGGCTTGGCGTGAATGGTGGATTGGCGGCGAATGCTTTGCCTATCTTCGGTTCAGAACTGGCAAGGTTGCCGAACGGCTTGCTGTGCCTATGCAAGTTCAGATCCTTCCCACAGAGATGGTTCCGACTGAAACGCCCTTCATCTCCGATGCAAAGGCCGGTCAGCTGGTCGATGACCAAAACTATGTGACTGACTTCTATGTCTACAAAGAGCATCCAGGCGATCGCTCGAACGGCTATAAAGCAACGTCGCAAGGGCAGGTCTTCAAGGTATCTTCCGATCTTCTCCTGCATGTGATGAAGCAGAATGAGGCAGGCGCAATGCGCGGCGAGCCTTGGCTGACCCGCGCCCTGATCAAAATCAGCGATTTAGAGCGCTACTACGGCGCAGAGCTCACACGCAAAATCCTAACGTCAAACATCGCTTACTGGCTGAAACTACCAGATCTTACCGACGACGAAAAAGCCGAACTGGCTGATGTGTCATTTGATCCGGCGACGGGTAAATATTACAACGGCCAGGACGAAGAAGTTCAGGCACCGATTGAGCGTTTTGTAGCACCTGCGACCGATGGATCGGTTGCGACACTGCCGCACGGCGCTGAAATCCAGATGACGTCGCCTGCCGAAAGCGGAAACACTTTCGCTCCCTTTGTGCGCGAGATCAAACTTGCGATCGCATCGTCGGTCAATATTCCGATGGAGTTTTTGTTCGGTGATGTGGCCGGCTTGAACGACCGCATTTACAAAGGCATCGCGCAACAGTTTGAGCGTCAGATTGACTCATGGCGCCGTGACTTCAATGCGATGTTCAATATTCCGGTCTGGAATGCCTTTGTCCGTCTTGCTTATGCAGAGGGCCTTTGGACGCCGCCCGCGGGCACGACCCTTGATGACTTCCTTGATGTCGACTTTGTTGGTCAGCCGTTTCCGAACCTGCACCGGGCGCAAGAAGTGGCGAGCTGGAAGACTGAGGTCGATGCAGAGTTCGCCACGAATAGCGACATCATCCGCCGCCAGGGTGATGACCCGGCTCGGGTTCTTGCAGAGAGGCTTTCTGATCTGATCCGGAATATTGAGAGTGGGTTGAAGCCTATTCCAGATCACTGGACAGATCGGATGATCTCGCAAAACCTCGGATGGGAAACCACTGAGATTGCGGAATATAGAGCGCTCACCAATCCAGTCAAAGAAAATACCTAACCCTCCGCCCGAAACGCGCGGAGGGGACTGATATCTCTTGTAAGTAATACGGGAAGTCCGATGAGTAAACACGACGCAATTGCACTTTATCACACCAAAGCGCCTGTTTCTTCTGGCAGGCCTGGTGGTTTCGACATCGCGAAGATGGAGGGTAGTGAAACCGATTTCACAATCCGCATTTTTGGTAGCATCGACGCATGGGAACAAACTGCCGAGGATTTCATTTCTCAGTTTGAAGCAATCGACTCTGAAACTTCCAATATCGACATTCAGGTTAATAGCCGCGGCGGAGATATTGTCGAGGCGATGGCGATCGTTGATACGATCAAGGCCGCAAAAGGCAAAACAACCGGAACTGTTCTGGGTATCGCGGCATCTGCTGCGTCTGTGATTATCTGTGCGTGCGAAACTCGGCGCATCGGCGCAAATGCACGTTTCATGATCCATCAGGCAACGATTGGCGTTGTCGGTCGCACGAAAGACCTGCGCGAAGTTGCAGCACTTGGCGATACGATCAACGCTCAGGCCGCTCAAATCTACGCCGACGTTAGCGGACAAGATCTTTCTGTCATTGAGGCTTGGATGGATGAGGAAAAGTGGTTCCTCGGCCAGGAGGCTGTTGAGGCGGGTTTCTTCGGATCTGTGGTTGATATTTCGATGTCTGCCGAAGTTGACGAAGAGGATCTGCGCGAGTTCGCAAATGTTCCGATGGATTTGCTCGATGAAGTCACTCTCGACACTGTCGCGACTGAAACTGAAGTCGCTGTTGAAGATGACACCGTCGTAGAGACACCTGAACTCGTTTCGGTTGAGCTTTGCGTGAATGGGAAAACCATTTCGATGAGCGTCTCGGCCGATGTTGCTGAAGATCTGAAAAGCGCGGGCAGCCTGATCACGGAACCAGTTGAGCCTGAAATCGAAACACCCGCTCCGGTCGATCCGATCGTTGCGAAAATGAAATCCGACGCGGTCAACGCGCCGGTGATGACTGCACGGCCGAATGTCGAGACGGCGTCGCAGCGCAAAGCACCCGCACCTTGGAACGCATCCATTGCGGCAATGAACGCCAACTTCGGCAAAATCTGAACAACGAGGCTAAAAGCATGTTCAATAAAGACAACTTCACGCTCGCAAAGCTGACCGCTGCGGTCAACAAGCGGACACCCGTCGATACCTTCTTGGCTCGTATGTTTACGATCGAGCGCATCCGCGCCGCGACCGTCATGATCGAGCGCGGCCAGTCCGGCCTTGAGCTTATCGACCCCACTGCACGCAACCAGGTTGCTCCTGCATCCACGCTCGGCGGCATCAATGGCCGCGCTGTGTATCCGATCGCATCTGTCAAGCTTGGCCGCGTCGTCAACATCTCCGCCGGCGACATTCAGGATGTCCGCGCATTCGGCGAAGAAGACGAACTCGAGACCTTCGAAACGGTTCTGAGCCAGCACACCAGCCCGGTTACTCGCTCCATCGACTACACACACGAGAACCTGCGCTTTGGTGCAATCAAAGGTGTTCAGTATGCCAAAGACGGCGTTTCCGAGATCTTCGACTTCTACGATGCTGCCGGTGTTGCTAAGCCTGACGATGTCCTGATCGACTTCGCTACTGCTGACCGCAAGACGCTTCAGAACTTCTACGCTGACATGGGCGATTACTCCCGCACCGGTCTCGGCGTGAATGCTGATGTTGCTACCGACATCGTTCATGTCTACGGCAAGAACGCTTGGCGCGACTTCCGCACTTCCGACGCGGTTGCAGGTCTGTATGAGCGTTTTCAGGACGGTGCGGTCAACCGCGCAGGTGCTGGCGGTCAGCGCGCCAACTTCGAAGCCTTCGACGCTGTGCACGTTCCTTACTTCGGCGCTTCCATCGGTGATGACGAAGTTCGCACGGTTCCTGCTGGCGTCCCTGGCCTGTTCCGCACTGCCTACACCCCTCTGGACAACCCTGAGGCTTCCAACACCCTCGGCCTGCCGCTCTACGCGACACCTGAGGTTCTGCCATACGGCAAAGGCTACGGCGTAGAGATCGCTTCGCTGCCGATCCACTATGTCACTCAGCCTGAGTGCCTGATCGGTGCCCGCTCGGTCACTGCCTAAGAACTAAGTTAGGGCTGCCACCCCAGCCCTTACTACCAGGCCCCGCCCGCAAACGGCGGGGCCTTTTTCATAGGAGCCACACGCTTTGGATTTTGGACAAGACCTTTTCGACGCAATGCCGACCGTGCCGGGCGTCTACCGCCGCACGCCGCATGAGTTTGATCTGCGCGTTCTTGTTCAGGAGTCTGACAAGGCATTTCGCACATCCCGGCGCGATCAGTTGATCGGCTCTGACGCGTCTGGCGTCGTGCTTGCAGACGCTCGACTGCGCCGCGGTGGCACAATCAACGCAGAGGGCGCGACATACCGCATTGACGCTGTAATGCCGTCGTCTGTGCCTGGTCTGTCTGACATTAAGCTCGAACGGATTGAAGGCGAGGCTATCGCTGTTTTTGACGCGTCCGGCGACATTCCACTTGATCAGGAAATCGGTCTGCAACTTGACGGCAACTGGCTGACAATCTCCGCTAACGTCATGCCTTCCGTTGAAATCGAAGAGATTGGGCGGGATGGCACTCGCATCATCGTAAGCCGCGCAATGATCGCTGTGAGAGTTGCTGACGTCGGTGATGTGAAGGCAGGCACCGCTATTCGTATTTCCGGCAAGCAACAGTCTGTATCGCGCGTTTTGCCGGACGGCCTGGCTATGCTGAAACTGTTGGTCTGAGGTAGTTATGGCACTTGATGGATGGGACGCGAAGAAGTTCATGGATCAGTTTGATCGTGATGCCCTGAATGCTCGGAAAAGAGCCGGACGCAAGATCGGTGCTAAAAACATTCGTGAGGCTAAAAAAACTCTCGGAAAAGTAAGTTCAATCCGAAAAAAGCAAATGAAATACAAAGTATTTCGCACCGGGACGCTTGTTCATCGAGATGTCGGCCCCGATGCGCGATCTCGTGAATACGGCTCTATCGCGAAAGCGAAGCCAGGGCACGGCCTCCGCATCAACCTGAAAAAGGAATATCGGAAACTGGACGGCGATTTTGTCGCCGCTGTGAATGGACGAATGTTCCTTTTTGAGGGTGAAGGCGAAAAGGCGCGTCCAATCGCTCTTATCGCACAAACTATTAAGAGAAAAGCTGTCGACAAGACTAAGCGTCTCTCTGACATCGCAGAGGGCAACCTAAATGATTATGTTGAACTGATTGAAAAGGAGTTGATTGATGGCCGATAAAGTAGATGCTGTTGAGGCTGCACTAAATGAAATAATCCGGATCGCCGGTGTCCTTGATTTGCCAGTTGAAATCAATTTCCCATATGATCCCGGTCAGGATGATCTGCCTATGGTATTTGTCGACACTGGCGAAGAAGAGGTGATCGAAGATGACGGAATGCCGGTAGATGGTTGGACTGTATATTGGAAGATTTCACCGACGATCGAGGTGATTATCAACAGAACAGATCCCATGGCTGTATATGCAGAGTTGAATGAAAAATGGGCAGTCCTGCGCGCCGCCATTGAAAACTCCACCCTATTGGACTTGATCCGCGAAGGCACAAAGCCAGAGATGTCGAAGTTGCCAATCGTTATCGAGGATAAGCCTGGCGTCGCTGGATTTGCTGTTTCGATGACAATGGAAATTGAACGGGACTAACCGCCCGAAACTGCTTTTGGGGACTGATATCTCTTGTAAGAGATTATTCCCCGGGAGCTACCAATGGCAAGTGCCGCAAACATCAAAAACGTCCGCAACATGTCTGGATGGGCTTATTTCCGCCCCACTGGTAAGACCAGTTTCCGGAACCTTGGACACCTCGAAAGCCTGTCTCGCAGTATTGAAACGACGCGCGAAGACTACTGGGCAAGCGGCTCTGGCGTAAAAGTCAAAGAAGATGTCGAGACAACTGAATCGAGTGCAAAGATCTCTTTCGTTCTTCGTGAGAGTTCGGCTCGCAACTGGTGCCTGGTCAATGCTTCTGATGAAAAAGCATATCTTCAGACCGCTGCTCTGGCCGAAAACCTTACGGCAGCCAATGTCGAAGACGGCGATCTGATTGATCTCAAATTTCTCAACGTGAGCAATGTAATCGTCACTGACGGTTCTGCCGATCTCGAAGCGGGTATTGATTACGCACTCGATGCAAGCGCCGGAACGATTGAGTTCCTTACCGTCCAGGCAACCGTAGATATCACATTTGACGCCCCTGAGATCGTCGCAGGTGATGGTCGTCTCGTCGCCAACATTCTGGAAAACCCGAACGGCATTACTGGTGAGTTGCTGGTTGTTCAAAAGCAAAAGCGCGGCGGTAAGCGGTTCAAGCTCGAGAAATGCCTCATCAACGTCATTCCGGACGGCGATCTGACTGTTGTTCAAGAAGACACCGGCAAAATCACTTTGTCGCTCTCCGGTGATGTTATTTCGAACCCGAACTCGCCCGATGCTCCTTTCGGCCGTTTCGTTGAAATCGACGCTGAATAATAAACTGACTGGGAATAACAATGCGTTTCTCTGAACTTGCTAAGGTAGCGCCGGCAGACATTCCTGCTGGCTCTATCAAACTCCGCGGTCAATCTGTTGATATTTATCGACTGACATCACGCGATATTTTCCGACTAATGCAATCCGCCCCCGGCGTTGTAGCGGCCTGGAATGATGAAGATGATGGTGCCTCTGGTCGTCTGATTGCTGCGATCGGTAATGCCGGCCCTGATGTCATTGATACGCTTTTTGCATCAGGTCTTCGGTCTGAAGTTTCAGAAATCCGAGAAGCCACGCTCTGCCTCGATGAAGAGGCTGATATTTTGGCTGCGATCATGGAGCACTCTATTCCTGATGGTATCTTGGAAAAGATCCTCGCCGGACTTCAGAACTTGGAAGCGAAGGCCGGCGTGGAAGTTCTGAAGAGCTAATAGCCCTTTTCGAACGGATGTCTGCTTCCGGCCACGATCCATATTCGATGTCGATGCCGCAGCTCTTAGCCTTCGATAAAGCAAGGGCCGAGCGTCGAATGAATGAACTGCAAGAGATGATGATAATCGCCCGCGCCGCTCAACATGCAGACGATAAGGGATTTGAAAAAATCTTGATGGATATGAGCGGTGAAGACGATCCTGATACCTTTGATTTTGATAAGTTGTAATAAATGGCCAGCCGCAAACCACTCGTAGTTGCTATCAAGGCGTCGGTAGACGGCGCTATCGGAAGCATGAAGAAGCTTGCCGGTTCAATCAATGGAGTTTCTGACGCGGCCAGCGCTACTGAAAGCGCTGTTTCGTCTACTGGAAATAGCGTTAAGAAAACCGCACGAACTGCCAGCCAGGTATTGACGTCTTTGAGCACAAATTCTGAGGCTCTTGCGGATAAGCAGATTGAGGCCTTAAGAAAAACACAAGATGAGTTAAAGAAGCTCAAGGCATCTGGCGCAATCACAACCCGTGACTACGCGAATGGTTTCCAAAATGCCGAAACAAAGATCCGGCGCATCAATGCTTCAATCGGCAGAGATACATCAACCACTGCCGAGAAGATCAGCAAAAGCCTAAACCGGATCGGCAGTAAGATGATCGGCATCGGCAAGAAGGCGAGCGTCGCGGCTGGTGCTGCTGTTGCCTCTGGTGCTGCTGCTGGTGGTGCTGCTGTATCTGGTATCAATGAGCGTGCGCAGACGCTTCAAATCGGGGCCCAGGTTGCTGGCCTTGATCAGAACGATGCTGACCTGGTGAGATTTCAGCGGTTTGCGGCTGCTATCCGCGATGTTGGCTTTGATAGTGAAAAGGCTGGCGACATCCTAAAGGATATGAACGACCGCCTTGGCGATATTAAGTTGACAGGCGCAGGGCCGCTTGTGGATTTCATGGAAACGGTTGCCGTCGATCTGGGCTTGGTTTCAAAAAATATCATTGGCGACGACAAAAAGATTAAGGCTGCTGCGAAGAAGCTTTTTACCGGTAAAGACTCTTTGGATGTTCTCGAAACACTTGTCGATAAGGTCATTAAGAGCGGTGGCGGTATCGAAGAGCTGTCGTTCCTGTTGGAGGGGCTTGCCGGCGATGCTACTCGCCTCGTTCCACTGCTCGCAGGCGGATCTGCCGAACTAAACCGCCTTGGTCAGGCCGCCGAGGATAGCGGCTCATTCATGACGCTTGATGACCTCAAAAAGATTAGAGCCTTCCGTGAGTCTGCTCGTGGCGTCGGTGATGCCATCAAAGCTATCGGCGTTGACATGGTGCGCGCCGGTATTCTTGAGACGCTTTCGGGATTTTTGGATCGCATTAAAGAAGTGATCGAGTGGGTGCGCGAAAACGCATCGCCGGAAATGCTGAAATGGGGCGGTATCATTGCAGGCTTGGTCGCTGTTATCGGCCCAATCATCTTAGCATTGGGTGCTCTGTTTTTAGTGATCGGGCCTATTGCAGGCGTTCTGGCAACTGCGGCGGTTGAGTTTGGTGTCATCATTGCAGCCGTTATCGGACTTGGCACGGCTCTCTATAAAACTGCCGGGTATATCCGCGAAGCTTGGAACTGGATCACTGACTCAGTTCCAGATTGGATCAAAGGCAAATCACCAACTCAGACGATGAAAGCCATCGGTCCGACTTCGAGTGAGAAGGTATTCTCTGGTTCTCCAGTAAATATCAGAATTGGCGATCAAATGTTCAGCGATATCGGGCGTGATCAGGATGCTGCGAAAGCACTTGCTAATCATGTGAATAAGAAATCGTCGGCCAGACCGACAAGTATTCCGAGACCATTCAGATGACAACTAAAACCAACCTTCGCATTTTCAAAGACAATGTCGAGATCCCTATCGTCGTTGGCTCGTCTCGTTTCATTGACACTTCGCATGAGCCTATTTCCGGATCATATCAGGCTGAGCGGGCTATCGACGGAACGTTGATCAATCTGAAATATGACGGCTTTGACTCATATGCCGTTTCGATTTCTTGCACCGATCACAATGCGCCTGCTCTGACTGGGATTTTCCCTGGCTCTGTCATCACGGTTCACTATCCGGCCGAGTTCATCGAGCCGGGTCCGTCTGTGACCCTGACACGCGATCCTGTGCCCGGCTCTATCGTTGCCCACTCTGCTGACGGCCGCATTCTGTCTCGGCCAGAGGGCAAGACGCTGAACGTGCCTGGCGCGGCGTATTTCTCATACCGTCCGATCCTAACGATCATGGTGAACGGCTTTTCAAACTCGAACAAAGAAAGAAAGGCAGACGCGCGCTGGTCGATTTCTGGTGAGGAGATTGGGGCGTCGGTTGAGGTTGTTGATAATACCCCAACTCTTCCAAGTGAGCTTGTAGAGGCGGTCGGTGGTGATGAAGTTTGGGAATATGTAGAGGAAAATGGAGCGAAGTGGCGAGCTCATAGGTTCACCTCGTCGGGTTTGCTAAGCGTCACGTATCCTGGAGATTTAACCACTTATATCGCGGCAGGTGGTGGTGGTGGTGCTGAGGGTGGAACCGGTGGTGTTGGCGGTGGTGGTGGTGGTGCCGGTGGTTTTTACCAAATGTCGACTTACGCTGAAGCAGGAGATCACGCTGCAATCGTAGGGTCGGGTGGTGCCGCCGGTTATAGTAGTTCGAGCACTGCAAACATGCACGGATTTCGCGGTAGTAACTCCTCTTTTCTTGGGCTTTCTGCATCTGGTGGAGGGGGTGGTATCTCTTACGACTCTGCTACGGTTGGAACAAAAAGAGATGGTGGGTCAGGTGGTGGCGGTTCTACGGCTTTTCCGAGTTCAACAATCTCTCCAGGCACTGGAATCAAATATTTCGGAAATCGTGGAGGATATGCTCACATCCAGGGGTCAAACTACGACTTATCTGGAATGGGCGGGGGCGGTGGTGCCAGGGGGCCAGGCGGCGATGCATCAACCGGAGTCTCAGGAAATGGAGGAATTGGTTTAGATATCATACTCGGTGATAGAACTTTTTCCGTATGCGGAGGTGGCGCCGGTGGGCAATCTCAGGCAGCCGTCGTCGCTGGAACTGCTACGCATGGAGGGGGTAATGCCTCTCAGAACGGCGAGCCAAATACGGGATCAGGTGGTGGAGGAGCCTTGTTCGATGCTGCGCCTAACGCCGGGAACGGTGCATCTGGCTTCATTATAGTCACATACAGGATTGAATAAATGGCTAATTTTGCAGGATTAAGCGATGATGAGGTTGTTGTCTTAGTTGTTCGCGTCCCGGATGTTCAAGAGCATCGTGGCGAGAAATATCTTCGCGACGACCTCGGACTCGGCGGTCATTGGGTTCAAACCTCATATAACAACTCCATTCGTAAACAATACGCTGCACCGGGAATGCTTTATCTCGGAGGTCCTGACGTATTCATTACCCCGCAACCATTCCCATCTTGGTCTCTTGACGAAAACTACGACTGGCAGGCTCCATTTCCGCAGCCAGACGCCGGGGACTATATCTGGATTGAGGCTGATTTAGCCTGGATTGAAATGGAAGCGGAACCGACGGAATGAGAGCAGCCCCATATATCGCATTAGTTGGAGATGATGAGGTTTTTAATAAGTTCACTCATACCCGGCGCGATCTCGATGCACTTGATTTGGAGATTGAATGCAATGATGGGGAGTTGCCTGTCATTCGTATGCGCGTCAAAAATCCACGCACGCCGATTTCAGCGCTTTTGAATAAGCGGGTTTTTCTATCATCCGCTGGCAAGTTGATTGCAGATGCTACGCTGTCGAGTGTGCCTCGCGGTGCAGTCGGCCGCACTGTTGATTTGGAAGCTGTTGCACGTCCCGCCGATCTCGATGAGCTTCTTGCATTACTTGCAGAAGATATGAAGCAGGCACCCTTTTGGGACACCCTGTTCGTGCCTCAAGGCAGCGAAGATGACTGGGCTGAAATCCTCGCCGGACGCAGCTCAATCCTTGCTTACTCGCGCACCGGTGGCGTGTCTGTTGTCGATGCTTTGTCTGGCTCTACAAATCTGTCGATCCTGCCGCATACTGATAGCATCTCATACGATCGTCAGCCCGTTGCGCCGAGTTTTGGTATCGAACTCACGGCGAAGTGGAAACAGGCCGTCAGGCAGGTATTTAATCTGCACAGCGGTAACGTCTTCCGCGATTTCACAACTGCGAACATGAGCGATATTAAGTCTGGATTTCCAAGAGCAGGGATGGGTATCGGTTCAGGTTTTAGCGTCATCCGCGGCTCTGCGGCTCAGAAGATGCTCGTTTTCAAGCCAGTCGAGACAAAGCATTCTCGATTTGGAACTACACCTGGAAACGAACTCGATCCTGCGTTCGACGGAAGACTTGAAAAACAGTATCTGACCGTGGCTGAGATGGATCTTAGCCTTTCTATCGAGCACAACTTTGAGACTAACCGCACGGAGACGTCCGAGTTTTCTTTTCCGGTATCGCTGCAAGACGGCGCGGCGGAAGGTGAAGAGGAGATCGAAACGGTTGCACTACGCGATATCTCTGAGCGGTCATCTGCGTCGAGTTGGCAGGCAAATAAAGACTACAATGAAGGCGATGAGGTAGTCGATGGGTCAAGCGTATACACCGCTCGTGAAGATCACTACTCCGGCTCATCAAGAGACGCAGCAAAATGGTCGCTCTCTGGTGAGACCTCTTATTTGAGTAGCCGGCGCGTGTCGTCCTTCTTTCGATCAACACGCGGTCAGCAAGCCTTGGCGCACGCTGTCGAGCGGGTTCGTGCAAGGGCGCGTGTTGCGTCTCGCTGCGTGACTGTCGAGTTCGAGTGCGACATGCCAGACCCTTCGCTTATCACGGAAGACTGCACTGCGACGATCGCGCACCCCCTGATCCCAGGCGGCTCAGTAAACGGACGGCTGATCGGATACAGCCTCTTTTGGAGCAATGGGCGGCAGTGGATGAGCGGCACTATTGCAGCGTGCCCCGGCACTGATGCAGGCGAAGATCTGGCTATTGAGGTTGAGTCTGGAACGCCGAAAAGTGTTGAAGGTCGCATTGACGTATCGATCGAGAACGCCGGCGCAGAACAGGCTGCCGCATTCCTTTCTGGCGAAACACCAGGTCCCACAAAAATCACAATAAAAGCGACACCGGCCACCTCTGGTGATTTTGAACATGAGGTTTTTGTCTCTATTTCCGGATCAGTAGAAGTGCCGCAAGGGGTTAATATCTAATGTCATTCGAACGCAAAATTGTAAGTGAAGGTCTTGTCCGGGAGATTGGGGCGCGCCCTGACCCTGTTGTTGTCGGCACCGGCGGCGAGCTTGTCATTGAAGGGCAAGAATTCGAGGTCTCAACACGCGGTCATGAAGATCACGGTCAGACCATTCATCGCAACTTTGAGCTTTCAAATATTGCAATGACTGCGCGATACGGAGACGGTGACGGCTACAACTTGGAGCCTTCTGACGGCTGCGCATATATTATCCGGGGCGGCAGCTCTCTGAATATCTCGCTCAGCAAGTCTCAGTCAGTTCCATCCGATCAGGTGCCGTTCGATTTTTCCGGAGATGCTAAAAAGCCTCGGACACGGTTTTGGAAAATGACGGCCATTGTTTTTGCGTCCGTCGATTGCGCAGTCACATGGCCTGCAAATGTAAAATGGTCCGGCGACGGTCAGCCTCTAAATCCGCGCCCATCTGGCACTGCCGACCTCTTTGAGCTGACCTACATCGAGCGCACCGGAGAGTGGTGGGTCAATGCAACGCACCTCGCTATTGTCTCGGAAGATCCGGAAGAAGTCGATCCAGACGCGACAGAAGAGCCAGAAGAGATCGACGAAGAAGACGGTGCGCCAGATCCTTCTGACAACCAGCCTGATAACACTTACACCGATCCGGAAACTGGCGAGGAAATGGTTCCGACGCAGCCACAGGCTAAGGCTGGTATTCTGGTGGCTCTGCATTCCGACTACTTTTCTATTTCCGAAGATTGCGGACGGACTTGGACTAAGATCCGGACAGCGCCGGATACCTTGGTTCAGATTGAAGCTCTCGGCGGCGTTGGCACTCTCGCAAGGGCAGCCGGTAAGGTGTATCTATACGACGCATCCGACCGTTGGAATAACATCGAGCTTAAATCGAGGCAGTCTGCGGCTATCCCACTGCCAAACGGTGATTTTGAGTCTGGCGATTTGTCAGAGTGGGAGTCTGACGGTCAGGATACGCCAGTCGTTCTTGATACTGTTCAGCCTCCCCAGCAATCGGGTGGTCAGTATTACTTGGCGCGAGATGCAAGTGTTGATGTAAGCACTGCACAATACTCTCTATCGCGCCGCCTCAACGTTCCGGCGGGCGTGTTCACTGTTTCAGCTGACATGCTTGCAGAGGTTTCTTCTAATGCGATTTTGACTGCTACTGAAATCCTTCCTATGTCGACAATGGGAAACTTCCAGCATTTTGATTTTGCTAATACTGGATTTTATGCTGGATCTACAGACACCAATACAATCAAGGGCGAAGGAACCTATTTCTTTGTAAGGAACCAGTTTCGGGCGCCGACTGGTCTTCTTTACGATGTAAAGTGGGAGATCATCAGGCATGACAACTACAATAAGACCATTACAATTCGACCGAGATCGGACGGTCATGGTCTTAATTTTTCTGCGATCTTGGCAAATGATATTGAGAATATCTTCAAAGTTTCTTTCTCTCGGAATGGTCAGCCCGTCAGCGCAAAGGGTGCATTCGATATCGGCCTTATCGCCAAAGGAGTCGATGGAAGGGCGGATGATAAAGTTTGGGTTTCTAATGCTTCAATTGAGCCTATTAAGGATGTTGCTATGTATGGTAACACGCTTAATCAGTTCACAGACGGGCAAGTTGTTCCAATCTACAAGGGATTGACAAACGCTGGAGCTGTTCGCGTTTCTATTGATGATGTCGATCATTTTTATCTATCGCTTTCTGGTGCATATGCGGGCGGAACTGTGTATATGACCACAACTAACTACGGCAGTGACGAAGAAATCACAGGCCAAAGCAAATCCATCGAAGTGGATGCGGACGGCACATGGCAGAACAAGAGCCTCTCATTTGATACACCGTCGAGCACGGAATTTGAGATCAATATCACCGGCACAAAAGACGCATACTTTGATAACGTCTCTACGTCAGTGAGAGCAAGGCGTGATGAGTTCGTTCATGCTATAACTCGAGATGTTAAAAATAAGCGGTTCCTTATCGCCGCATCTGAGCGCATCTATGAGAATAAAGATGGGCTAACAATGTATGTATCAGACTGCGGTATTTCTGCGCCATATTATATGGAGGCTGGCACCGCGGGTGTCATTGTTTCCGACGGTATCAATATCTCCATCTCCAAATCTGACATGAGCGATTGGGAAGTTATCCCGCGCCCCGCAGATCTTATTGCGGCAGATGCTGTTGTCGTAAAACTATTCGCGCTTGACGAAATGTATGCTCTTTATAGTGACGGTGCGTTTATCAACTATCGTGAGGATGGCCACTCACTGATTGGTAGACTTGAAGATTGGTCTGATGTTTCATATTCAAATCGCCTGAAGCGCTTTCTGACTGTCGATGACAATGGTCAGGTATCTATGACATTGGACTTTAACTCTATGGAGTCCATTCCAGATATGCCGCAAACGGGCGCGGCTGGAACGCGTCGGATTTTGGCAACAGATATCGGACGCACCGTTGGTTGGATTGATGGATCAAAAGATATCTTCTACACAGATACGCCAACCGGTGAGTTTAGTGTCGGATATAGCTTAACTGCACCAATCAAAACTATTCAAGAGGTTCGCTAAACGCCCGAAAACGCATTTGGGGACTGATATCTACATTAAGTAGATAGAGGTTTCCGAATGCGTATTGCTATTGTTGTCGGCCATAGTTTTGAAGATGGCGGCGCTGTGCGGTGCGTTGACGGTGTGCAAGAGCACGCTTGGAACACCGACCTGGCAGAAATGATTGCCGCGCACGATCCTAAAAACATTAAGATTTTTCATCGCAAAGGCTCGCTGCCCTACAAGCGCGAGATCGAAGAGGTTTATGCGCGTGTTGACGCATGGGGCTGCGATCTTAGCATTGAGCCTCACTTTAATGCAGGCGGTGGAACCGGGACTGAGACATTTTCATCCGGATCGAAAGGTAGCCTGAAAGCTGCTGCAAAAGTTCATGCTGCAATCGTTAAGACGCTCGGTTTGAAGGATCGCGGCGTCAAAATCCGCAACGCAACTGTGAAAGGCCGTGGCTATGAGAGCCTCGTGTCTGGCAAGGCGCCTGCACTCCTGCTTGAGCCTTACTTTGGCGACAATGCCGGAGACTGTGCAGTAGCAGATAATAACAAGAAAGCCCTTGCAGCGGCTATCTATCTCGCTGCGGTGGGGTGTTGATTTAGTGTTGGATTTTCTCGAGACATACAGATTTCAGATCAGCTTTTGGTTCGCGATCGCTATGTCGGTAGTTGTCAAAAATCTCGTCAACGAGACGCCCGCGAAATCACGGAAGCAAAGCATCGCACGCTATGTTGTCGGCCCGTTTGTGTCGATTTACAGCACCCCACCGATTGCTGAATTTTGGGATCTCGGCATTCACTCGACACTCGGAATCGGTATTATTTTGGCGTTCGTAGGCCACGAACTGACAATCGAGATAATGAGGTGGTGGCCCTTATTTTTCAGGAAGCTTCTGAGTGCATCATCGAGTGCATTCATTACGCTTGCCGAAAACTGGATCAAATCGAAATCGCCAAAGGATGGCAATGAATGAGTTTCGCCCGCAAGTATTTCTGGCTTGTCATGATCATCGCATCTGTTGCGGTCATCGGGCCAGGCCGTATCGAAGGCCGCCTGTTTCCGGCTGCAAAGACAGCAACAATTTGGACTGCCGTTCAGCATCCAGATCTTGATGATTACTCGATCGTTTCCGGCACCTCTGAGCGCTTACGGTCGAACTGCTCACCACGCGAGATTAGGTGGTATATCGGTGATCGGGATGGGCGCGACGCACCGGCAAAGGTCGACTGGGGCAAACCCATCAAGCGCGCTGACGGTGTGTTCGAGTTCTATGATTGGCTCGTGCAAGTCGTGCCAGAAGAAGCGCTGCGCAATCAGTCATATGCCGACGTGATGCACCGCTGCAAATACTTCGGCCTGCCGTCGCCCTGGCTCACGCGTTCGAGGTTTTACAGATGATTACCGTATTTCGTATCGCGCCTTGGCTCGCGCTGGCAGCAATCGCCTGGCTGTTTCTCGATATGCGCTCTGAAATCAGGGCGCAGGATGCTGGCATTTTCAAACTTGAACAGGAACTGTCCGACGCTGGCGCAGAGATCGAGACGATCCGCAAAGAAGCCGCAGCCGAGGCAGAAAGACAGACAAGGGCGATTGCAGCAATTGAGGCTGATATTGAGCGTCAGGAGGCTCTGTCAGAGCAATATCGCGCTGCCCGTGATAGCCTGGTTGGTCTTGAAGACGGTGATGTCGCTCCGGTGCTTGATGCAGCCCTGGAGGCACTGAGATGAGATACCTTGCAGCAATCGTCCTGGCTATTACGCTGACAGCCTGCGCGACGCCTCAGGAGCCCGTAGAGCGCATTGTTCGCGTTCCGCAGCCCGTGAGCCCGCCTGCTGCCCTACTACGCTGTCAGGCTGCCCCAAAAGCACCAGGCGGGGCATACACGCAAGCCGATGTGGCCGAGTTCATTCTTGATCTATCAGAGTCCGGTGCAGACTGCCGCGGTAAGCTCGCAGCCGTCCGTCGCTACGTTGATGACGCGATTTCTGAATAATATTTTTGGATGTGTGGTTTTTTACCTAAGTCCTTGAAAAGTAATCATTGAAGAGCAGTAAGATGGACTTCGGAAAACTCATTCAGATCACAGCCGGCAAGACTGCGCTAATCATCCCAGATTTGCATGTTCGGAACAGTGAAACATACCGGACACTCGATCGCATCAGAGCTATCGCTAAGATGATCCAGGACTTAAAACCTGATTTTGTGATCGTCATGGGCGATGTCGGTGAGTTTGCCAACGTCACAACCTGGATTGAACGCTTCGACGGTGCGCGGGCTTGGAGAGATGCGCTGGACTTCAAAGAGGCTCTGCGCACCCTGCAATCTGCCGTCAAAGCTGCGAATGCAAAGCACAAGCGCTCAAGGCATCACGGCCGCATGTATGAGCCGATGTGGGTGCTACTCGAAGGCAATCACGAAGAACGCTGGCGTCGGCGTCCGGAGACCAAGGGCGGAGAGGGTCAAAAAGGGAAATGGGGTCACGATCTGCTGCAAGTGTTTGCAGAGGAACTCGGCTTCAACTGGGTGCCCCTTGGCACTTACTTCTGGCTCGAAAAGATCGGCTTTGCTCACTACCAAAAGACCGGGACGAAGAAACAGCCAGCCGCTCTATCTTCAATGAAAAACCGCCACCGGTCATTCTTCTGCGTGCATGAGCATACATACGGCCTTTTGATGGATTGGTGCGCTGATGGTGATCGTATTATCGTTGGCAAGCTTGGATGTATGAAGCCGCCAGAAGATACTGATTTGACCGCTGGTGAGTGGTCTGGTGTAACGATGCTGACAGATATGCGTGATGGCCAGTGTATGCCGCATTCATACACATATGATCAGGTTCTTGAGAAATACGGCGAAGGCGATTACGCAGCTGAGCTTCGTGTCGCCAGGGCCAATGCTGCACAAGAAATCGAAGACGCAAACTACGCCTTCACCTGACCTATATTACATAAAACGCATTATCGGCCTGACGGTCTATCCCGGCCCGCCGTCCTGATCAAATGCTTCACAAACCACACCGTCGCCGCTGCGGCTGTGAGTGATGCGACGCTTAGTATGACTTCGAATGTGTTCATACGCTCAGTCTTCTAAAAGTGAGGAATTCGGGGAAGTCTGTCGCTGCTCCAAACGAGCTTTCCGGCTCATACTCTCAATCGAAGCCATTGGCGCTACATGCTCAACTCGGCCTGTAATGCGCGCTCTGCGCCCCACTCTCGGACGCTGGGCTTCGGCATATGCCTCTTTGAGTTCGTCTTCCGATTTACGCCACCAGCCCATCCTAATGCCGGTTACCTTTTTCCCAGTTTTTGTCGGGATAATAGAGACATTGAACGGTGCAAGAGCGTTGATCTCATCAATGCAAGGTTTGAGCACATGCTTGTTAAGTGCCCCAAATGCGGGGTATTTTCCCTCCTCCACACCAAGCATCTGACGGAAGTCATCGAGAAGATAGTCTTGATGGATCTTCCGACTCAGATTTGAGAACTGGCTCGCATTTTCGTAGAGGCTGACGGCATATTTACTCGAAAACGCCATCAGAACTGGAAGGGCGATCCGGCCCCAAATTGAGCTATCCCGCAAAATTTCAACGAGGCGCTTATCGAAGCTGTAGGTCATCACACCGGACGGCCGACCCGGATCGTCCATGTCGTTTCCGCCAAGAAACTGAACACGCCGGGTTTTTCCCCCCGAAAGCTTCACAGTTAGGATCGTCTGCATGAGTGAGACGACCGCTTCCTCGATCATTTCCGAGCCCTTGTGGCCGTCAGGACGAAGGGCTGAAAGCTCGATAACGTAGTCCCTGCCCTCCTCAATGCCTTGGCGATGCGCGGTATGCCAAAGCACCGTAATAGCCCTTCTTGCGTTGAGTGAAAGCTGCTGATGACCCGTGATCTGAATGAGTTCAGACGGTTTTATCGCCTCATCGTGCGACGGAGTAAGATCAAGGGTGCGAAGATCATCTGCCATGAGTCGGACGCTACATCGAAAAGTTGCAAATGTGAATTGAGTTTGGCAGAAGGTTTCACATTTCCGCCGATCACACCTGTGGATAAGTTTCTCGCTTGCCCCGAAAACCTCACATTAAGCCCCCGAAAACCTCATACTATTCCCCGGTTTCCTCACATTATTCCCCGAATACCTCACCGAAAACCCCGGTTTCCTCACATTAAATCGGCTATCCTTATGGCAAGATTGGCTAAATCGGCCCTGAATCTTAGAATCTTGAATAATGAAAGACTTGAAGCTCAATCATCGACGTGAGTGATACCAAGTTGTTCTTCAAGTTCCATGATACGACCGGATATTGTGAAAGCAGCGTAAGACAAATCCGCAGGCAAAGATGAAGACTTCGACCGACCAACAATGCTTTGAAATTGCGCCTTAGCTGATTCCAGCTCCTGATCAGGAGTGAGGCTCATCCAGTAGCTGTTGTTGTATGTCTTGGTCACTTCGACGCCCTATCAGCAATATCCATGAGCTTGTCGAGCATCTCTCCATATGTGAAACGGCCACCACCCTCGGGGCGGCACATGGTCTTGAACCGTTCGATTGTCTCGAGCTTTGCTCTAACTGTGAATTGACCTTCTTGAATGGGCTCCCGGCTGGGCCAACGTTCGACTGGAGGTTTTGATTTCGGTTGAGCCCCCTGCCCTGCTGGCTGAGATGTTTTTTTGCTTACAACCGGCTCATCGAGTTTAGAGAAATCGAGTTTAGCCATTTTTCATCTCCGCCAGAATATCGATAACTTCAGAAGCAAAATCGTTTGCGTTGCTGATCGCTTTTTCCAGTCCCCCTACATCGGAGGGGTTCATTCCTTCTAGTCCACCGCCGAGACTGTGAAGCGAAGAAAAGGCTGTTCGGTCGTTGAGTTCGGTTTTGAACGCCAAAACCGCACCCCTCATCTCGTGATTGAGTTCTTTAGCCAGGCGTGACTTCACCGCAGCCTTTGTCCGGCAGAATAGGACGGCAGCAGGTATCTCGCGCCTTAGCGCCCTACCCTCCTGCTTGACCTGGGCAAGCGTCTCAATGGCCGCGTCAGCGTCCTGCTGCTCATCTCCCATCGGAATGATGACGAGATCGCTTTCAGCCATCGCGTAGGCGTTTACGCGTGTTGCGGCACCCTCAAGATCAACGATGACAAAGGTCGCTCGGTCGCGTGCCTTTTCAATCTCATCTTGAATGTGACGCTCACCCTGACTCCGTATTACCTCGAGATTTTCCGGCAAAGGTGAACGCGTAGACCAAGATGTGGCCCTACCGGCAGGATCGGCATCGATGAGAACCACGCCGCGGCCGCCAGCGAACGTCGTAGCCAGAACGATAGAGCTGGTGGTCTTACCAGCCCCACCTTTACTGCTTGCAAATGAAATGACAGGCAATGATACGACTCCGTGTGATGTGCTTACACATGAGATGATGCAATGCGATGTGATGTGTTGTCAAGTGTAATCACTTGATGTGTAATGATGCCATTTGATGTGTTGTGATGGGTTGTGTAGGCAATTGATGCCGCTTCAGCCGGTCAGATACTCGACCATCCCTTCGACGTGAACAAGCGTCCAGACGCCGTTGTCATCATCGCGCCAGCTCCACTCGACGCCGTCGAGAGAGAATGCTGGGAAGTAGCGCCAATGCTCCTCATAAGTCTCAATGAACTGCACGATCGGGACAAGCCCGCACGCCCAACTCTTGATAATGCGTGAGACCCATGCAGGCCTCGGTGTCTCTCCGTCTTCATCCCAAAATGGGAGGTCGAGGTGGCCAGCATCGAGCACTTGAAGAGGAGGAAAAGGCCAGTCATTAGGATCAATCATAAAAGCAACCTTGGCCGGATTTTCTATACACGAAATGAAAACCCCCGCAAAAAGCGGGGGCATCTTGGATCAGATATTTCCGCTGTGCGGGCAGATGTCTCGGTTTGCAGCATATTTAGCGGTCAGCACTCTTTTGACATATGAGTAACGCTGCTCGGCTGACGCTTCATACTGAGCGAAGGTGTTTGCAGGCAAAATCGCAAACGCCGTTGCTGCTTCTGAATATGCGTTTGCAAGGATCTGCAACTGGCAGTTCTGCGGGTTGATACGCTGCTCTCCGTCGTTTCCGACATTGATGTATGATGGCATCGCCGCTGCATACATCGTGTATCTGCCGGCAATGTCGCTGAACTCACGCGCCCGTGTCGTGATGCGTGTCTGTTCAGCGCAAGTCAGAGTCGTGATGTGATCGTATGCGATACGCATGGGTGCGGGAGAGTTCGGATTTGGGCAGCTAATAGCGACCTCGGCGTCATACCGTCCGGCGGTTGAAGTCGTTGGTGTTGAGAGTGCCATTGCGAGTGCGATGATTGCGATAAAGTTTTTCATTTTGTTTTCCTGTTCATTGGGATTTGTGGGGAGGGCAGGGGGTTCAGCGTGAGAGCTGAACCGCCTTTTTGCGTTTTACTTTGAGCGGCATATCGGCGGCGCGTGAACTGCTTTCGATGAATGCCTCGGCACGCTGGCGCGGGCGGCTATCGACCGAGTTTTTGCCTGCGAGGAGTTGTGCCTCTTCTTTCCAGTAGGGCTTCAAATCCTTTGAGCGGATTGCGATCTCATCGCGTCTCAGTCGCTCACCAGTCACTGCACTGCGGCCTGTTTCAGCCTCATAGGCGCGCCGTAGGAGCACATAGCCCGCTGTCGTATGGAATGAGTTCTTGAGGCCGGGAAAGCTTTCCAACTTGCTTGCGCCGGGCTTCAATGCATGTCGTCCGCGGGCGCGATACATCGCTTCATATTGCACCAGGTCTTTTGCAATCGGATCTTTTGATGTGCAGTTCTGCCGTGCAATGTCGCCAGCACGCAGCCAGTCGCCAGCATACTTCTGCTTGAAGTCTTTTTTCGCTTCTGGCTTATCTTGCAGCTTCGCTTCGATGCGGCTGCCGATATAAGCCCCGGCTGTGATCGCAATACGAAGAAGGTCTTCGACTTCGCGGTCTGGATCTATTTCTGACATGTTATTCTCCTCAATGTTAAAGTTGAGGCGGGAAGGAGAGTGTCGGGCTCTCCTGAAAAGAAAATAGAGACAATTTCGTCGATACAAAACGATTTGACGAGATTAAATGAAGCCCCGCAGTTTTATTTTGCGAGGCTTCTGTTTTATTACTTAGAACGGGATCTCGTCGTCTACCTGACGCGCGCCAGCATTGCCGTCCGGGGCAGGGGAGGGGGCACCACCCGCGCCCTTGCTGTCGAGCAGCGTCAGCGTCGAGCTGAACGGCCGCAGCACCACTTCAGTGCTGTATTTGTCAGCACCAGCCTGATCCTGCCACTTGCGGGTTTCCAGCTGGCCTTCGACGTAGACCTTGGAGCCCTTCTTCAGATACTGCTCGGCTACCCGGGCCAGCGGTTCAGAGAAGATGGCGACAGAATGCCACTCTGTCTTTTCTTTGCGCTCGCCGGAAGTCTTGTCCTTCCAACTCTCTGACGTTGCGATGCGCAGGTTGCACACCTTACCGCCGTTGGAAAACTCGCGAACTTCAGGGTCTGCACCCAGATTGCCGATGATGATAACTTTATTGACGCTGCCTGCCATGATGGCCTCCTTGTTTGCTCTGATCAGGAGGTAGAGACGAAAAGAGCCCGTCCAAAACTGAACGAGCTCTTTTTTTCGATTCCGTAGGTGGCAGTCAGCCGAATTGAGTCAGACAACGCCGTTGGGCGTAATCCCAATCGCGAGTATGGGGCAGCCGCCGTTCCGTCCCGCATCCAAGCGATACAAGAGCTTGCCCATCCACGTCGTCGATGCTCCATATTTTTTGTAGACCTCAGACGCGCCTTCGTTGCCGTCCTTATCAAGAACCTTGCCCAGGCTCCGGAAGAATGTGCCGTCGAGCGAAGATCCACGAGTGATGATCACTCCTACATCAATCGCGCCTGCATCATAGAATGCTGACATGGCGTAAAGATCACGATCATAGGTCTGGTCTTTACTGTTCCACTCCACGTCGAGAGCAACTCTTCCTCGAACGAAGTCAATGCGGTGACCGTCGAGATAGCCTTCACGCGTATATTGACTGACTATCGTGTCGTTCTTTGATCGCTTTGCATGTAAAAGTTTTACGTGGAGGTCGGCAGAAATCCGGGTTTCGATCCAGTCGTCCGTGAATAGAGTGTCAATATGCTTGGCTATCGGACCTTTGCTCCCGCCCGGCATCCGGATCATCTCTTTTGTCACGGCCATCTTCGTAAGCGCCGAGGTGATGTCTGCATACTGATCAGGAAAACTCTGTGCCAAAATGTTGGCAGCATTTCGGTAGCTATAGATCTCAAACTTTGACCGCAGTGGAGCGGCAAAATTTGCGTCTACGAGCGTAGCGTGATCAGAAATCTTACCCGCCGAAACCTTACCATCATCTTCATCCTCGCCAGCGAGGTCGTCATCATCGTCAGACATAAATCACTCAGCCGCCGTTACGCCGCTGTTGTGCGCGTATGTTTTCCAAGTGGGCTTGTAGTCGGCATCAGCCTGGTTCCCCCAGACTGTCCAGCCGTCGCGCACGCCTCGACCAAATAGCTCAAGACGCGGACCCCATGAGCAGGATTCGATGATCTGATATTGCTCATCTGGCTTGCGGCTGTGCTCACGCTTGCGCGTCTTTACAACGTCTCCGTCAGGCTCGGACGCTTCGATGTAGTTTACTTGGCTACGGCCAGGCCCAAGTGTCCGGACATCCTTACCGCGAACACCAAACAGAAGGATCTCCGTGACATTCCGGAAGTAGAAGCCGACGCCACGCCCGTCGGGGCCACCGTCCTTGCGAATTTTTTCCCAGACAATGTTGGACTTGTATGAGAAGCCCCAGGCTTCGAGCACCTTTAGACCGTCTGGAAGCAAGGCGTTCGGCACCCAGAGGTAGCAGTGCGCCCGGTCTTCAAGATGCTCAGCTACGGGTAGCGAGCAAATCTCGTCGAGTTCCATCGTCGGATACCGAGCAAGGCGCTTGTGCTCGGGAGCGATCTTTCCAGTCCTGTTCTGGAATCGCCAAGGAGGATCAGCCATCACGGTCGCGAATTTATCTCCGTTCAGAAATTTGCGGAGATCCGCGTTTGCTTCTTCGCACGCCATGTATACCGCTCCTCGGGCTTTCCCGTGGTGATAGCGCAACATATTGATTCCGGCAACGGCCAGTGGAAATAAATGACCCCCAGATTTCGCCGGGGGCCATATTTCAGCCGATCGAAGCGTTTAGCGCGTCGAGCTCGTCGTCACCCTTGCTGGCTGTCTTTAACTGATCATCGAATGCTTTTGCAGATGAGATCAGCGTTGCCTGAAAATCAGCACCAAGCGCGGACTGAATATCGGCAGGCACCTTTGACCATGCCTCAGTGATGAACGTCTCGCCCTTCTCCGTCACTGCAAGCAGGCGATCACGCCATTGCAGAACCTTCGGGTTTTCGACCTTTGCGCCATCAACCCAATCGCGCAGTGCCTTACCGTCAGCGGGCGTGATATAGCCTTTGCCGCGACCCAGGATTGGCAGCAACTCTTCCGGGCATTTCAGAACGCCTTGCGCCTTACCGTTCTCACGCATTTGCAGGGACGCGGTGAGTTCATAGACGAACTCTTTCTCCTGGATCGGAAGGAGGCCAAGTTTGATTGGGTCTTTCGGATTGGTCCAGTCGACCTTTTCCGTCTCACGGATGCAGACGATGATGTGCATCGATGAGAGGAGGAGCGCGTTCATAAAGCGTTTGTGAGCGCCTTTTGCGATCTTCCAAGCCTGAGGGCCTTTGAGATTGGCAGCGATATCGAGGCAGCCGCCATTTCCGCCCCACTCATGCGATACAGAGTCGATGACAAGCACTTCGACGCCAGCATCTTCGAACTCTTTGATTGCATCGGCGTAGCGATCGGGCGTGAACGGTGCAGTCAAATCACCGATCAGGAATGGCTGAACCTCGCCCGCTTCATTCTTCAAGACGTCAGCATAGAGAGAGCCGCGGCGGTTCTCTGTGTCGAGAAAGCCGACTTTGCTACTGTCATAGCCTGCAAGCCCGTAGGCAGTCAGGATTGCAGTCATCGTCTTACCGCTACCGGAGATACCTTGATAGCCGATGACCATTCGTGCGCCTTCGCGCTTTGCTTTTCTGATCTGTAGAATACCCATTTTGTTTCCTTTTTTACTGCTCTTGGGTTTCGTATTCTTCGCGACGCAAGAACCAGCCGGGTAGGCTAATGCTCTCGATTTTGTCGCTGTATGCCGGCCAGTTATCGGTCTCGATGCACTCAGCGAGCGTGTCGAGATCTTCGCGATACTTCATGCGGCCGAGTTCGCGGCCCTCCTGATCGACGACGTAGACGCCTACGGGGTAGGGTGCGACCGGCTCACACGCGACGAAGATGAATGCCGTTGGCGTCTTCATTCCGAGCGGGTTTTCACCTTGCTCAATCGCCTGTGCGGTGCCGTCCTGGTAGAAAGGGTCTTGCACGAAATAACGCCATCCAGCGACGCTTTTGGGAAAGCCTTCTGGGCTTGCATCGAGCGCGGATTTCAGATCCACAATCAGACCATCATGACGCCACCAATCGGGCCGGCAGCGGCAAAGAGTGCCAGTCTCTCCATCAATCCAGTAGCAGCTCAACTCGGCCACACCTGAGCCCGGCGCGAACAGTTTTCCGGCAATCGGATGAGACATGACTGCGTCGCGCATCGCTTCAACTTTTGCGAGTTCTTCGGATGTGATGATTTCCTTTTCACCGACTGAGGCGGCGTGTGCGGCTTTCGCCTCATCAAGGAAAATGGCAGTTGGATCGACCTCGCGCAGACGCTCCGTTAGGGCTGGCTTCGTGCCTGTCGTCTTGAGCGTTTCATCGACTTCTTTTAGTCGTGCGATGATGTCAGCCGTCGTGGAGAGAGCACCATCGGGCGCGATGAATGGCTTGGCGTAGCAGTCCCAAAATGTCTCAGGCTCGAGAACGATTGTGTGGAACATCGTGCCGATGCGTTGCGCCGGCGTGGGGCCTTTGCGTTCAGCTGTTCGGCTGTGCTTGAAGTGCGCCGGGCTCTTCCGGATCGCATCGAGGCTGGACTTAGAGACGCCCGGCCCAGTGTGATATTGCTCATTTGTAAGACCCGGGAAGACCCCCAGTTTATGCTCTGTCATTGTCCAACCCCCAGCTCTTCAATGACTTCTTTTAGCTCAGCCTCAGCCAGCTCCTTTTCACTTGTTGCATTTGCGAATCGGACCCAGCGGTCTAAAAGCTTGAGCCAGTCATCATTCGGCACAGAGCCGGCGAGAAATAGAATGTCGCGGAGTGTCATTGTCCCGCCTCCCTTTTTGTTTCTTTCAAGGGAATTAGGGAAAGGCTCCGAGCATTCAAAATGCTTGGAGAAAATAGTTGTCGGGCCTGGCCCGAAGCTGAACGCGATCACGCCATACGACGCTGAGCAACTGCAATGTCGCCGCAAATTGCCGTGACACAGCAGGGGCAGATTTGCGCTGGAGAAGCATGATCACGGAAGACACGAAGTATTGCCCCCATCATCTCCCAATCGTCACAAGCAGCGGTGCAAAACCTGAACCCTTGCGATGCAAATTCTCCGTCATAAACACTGACGAAAATCATCTCATCATCGTGCCAGCAGTGCATGCGGTAGTCATAGTCGCCAGCGCTCAATTCGAGCGTGATCTCGCCTTCGGAATAGACAATCAGTTTGATTTTCGGTTTCACCTTCATCTCCAGTTTGTTGCGTCTGGGAATGATCTGTGAATCTTTGAAGGATGGTCCGTAGTGAGATTTGATACCTATTTTTCAAGCCACTGTTTTTAATTGGTTCTTTCTGTATGGCGACCTGTTCCGGCCGGAACTTTAGCCGGAGACACATGGCATTTCATATCTATCAGCAAAGCGCACCGCAGGTGGCCACCGGCAGGTCGTCTGGGAGGGGTTCAGGGGAGGGGCAGCACGCGCGCCATTCCTCCTGACGGAGACGGGTTCAGGGGGTTCGGCAGCGCCCACCCAATGATCGGCAGACAGCCCCATCGGAGATGCTAAAGGGTCAAGGGAAAGCGGCGAGCGATCATTGTCATGGGGATGTAAGGGGAGGTCGAAGGCTCCCTTTACGCTGTCGGCAGACGCCAGGGGTCCGGGGAGTGGCAACGACGCCCGGTGGGGATTTGGGATGAAAGGGATGGGGCAACGCCTCAAACCCTTCCGAACTCGAAAGAAAAGATCAACGAAGTTGAGCGGGACTTTCGTAGTGAGTTTGAAACCCCCGAAATTGCCCAAAAAGACAGGTCAGCAAGAGGAGCGAAAACATTAGCCAGGCAGCATCTCCTTTTCAATAAAGGAGGACGAATATGTCACAATACATTCAGCAGCAACGAGCACTGGGAAACTTTCCGGCTGTGCTTCGATATGAAAGGTGCGGCCCCTCAGATTTGCGCACGCTCATCAAACACCTCAATCCCGAAGTTCGCAAAAAACTTCGCCACGTTGATGCCTCACGCGTTAATTTGAATACAGTGCCGCACGGCTCTGTCGCAGCACTTGAGGATCTATTTCGGCAGACCGATGATATGGCGAAACACAATATGGACTCGCAGGCTTTGGGCCACCGACGCAGCAAACATCCTGGCCGCGCGCGTGCTGTAAAAGCAGCCGGCCCGAAAGCACCGTGGGACAGAAAAGCGCAGCCCTGGCGGCAGTCTATTCTTACTGTTCACCACGAATATTTTCTTGCTGATCTCAACTGCCCGAGCGAACGCTCACGCGAATATTTGAGCGCGGATGGCGTCATGCTTCGCGTCGATACCGCTAAAGAAAAGCGGTTCGAAGAGGCTGTCGTTAAGTGGCAAAAAGAAGAGCACGGCGATGCGTTCGTCGCGGCATTCGGACACCTCGACGAGCAAGGCTACCACATCCATTCGATCATCGCCCACCAGAGCGAAACCACGACAAAGGGGCATCCGATGGGCCGCTATTTGTGGAAGCCATCTGAGCATCGTTTTTTTCGCAATGAGCTCGATCAGAAAGGCCGCCGGGCGCGCTCCGGATACGAAGTTGCACAAGACACAATCGGTGAGTTTTTCAATCGTCCAGAGTATCGCGATATGAAGATTGTGCGCGGTGAATCTCGCGCCGCAAAGTGTCGTCAAGCGATCAAAATGGCGGACGATCTTGTCGACGAAGCAGACCTTGAAGGATTTATCGGTAAGGCCGAGAGACTGCCTGAAGGATCGAAGAACGCGCAGGCAATGTGGGTCTTAAAAAGGCGTGCCGAAGACATCGAGGCGGGTCGGTCTGCATCACCACTCAAGCCGAATGATGAGCGTCGCGAAATCGCCTTCGACATCTTAGAACTGATCGGCGCACTCGAGCCAGCCAGGCGAAATGAGCATGCAACCCGCCGCGCAAAACAGCAACTCTTGAAAGAGATGGAGGGCGACTACGGCACTCTCGAAGAGATCCTCAGAAAGCCGGATGCAGCGATTGCAAAAGCCGCTGCCGACGCTGCTATTGAGCGTGCCAAACTCGATGAAGCTGCTGCACGTCGCAGGGCTGAAGAAGATCGTAAAGCTGCCGAGGGTCGTGCGGCGATGCAGGCTCAAATAGAGGTGCGTGAGACTGCCTTGAAAGAGCGTGAGACAATGGTCGCAAGTCGCGAAAAAGAAGTCGAAGTCAAAGAGGCCGGGTTGCAAAGGTTCGCAAGACAACTCGGCGAATTGCGCGACAAACTTTTCGACGCTGCACGCAATGCAGGACTATTGAAGCATCCGGCAATGATCAAAGCATTCGAGTTCGCAGAGAAGATTTTGCCAGCTCGTAAGGACGCCGGCAAAGATCAAGAGCGCCAATAAATAGTTACGCAGGGCGTTCGAATTTCCGGCGGAACAGCGACCAAGCGTAGAGAGCGACGGTCGGATTTCCGCCGGAACAGCGACCGGCGGATTAGCCCGAAACCATACCTGGGGACTGATATCTCAGGTATGGTTACACCGCGCAAACATCAATCAAAAGATCTGTCTGTTCTTCGAGATGTGATGCGCGAAGATGCAAAGCGCATCCTCTTCGAAGCCTCCTGTGGATACGGCAAAAGCGTCGTCATTCAGATCATCGCAGAAGCCTACGCAAAGACAGGAAAGCGTGTTCGCATTCTGTGCAACCGCACCGCAGTTATCAAACAACTCCGCGCCCGATTTAACGGCAACCCACTCATTGAAGTGATGACGGTGCAGACCGCAGACAGCCGACGCGATCTGCTGAGTGATGTCGCCATTACGCTCATTGATGAATTTCATATGGGCGGCTCCGGTGCGCAATACGGGCGCGTCATCGAGAGTTCGCCGGATGCAATCGTTATCGGTTTCACAGGCACGCCGCGCCCTGAGTCATTCGATGTCCTTCCCGCTCACGTTGAAGGTCACGACGCAGCCTGGCTGACTGATCAAGGCTTTCTATCACCGCTCAAATACTTCTGCCCAAATCGTGTCGATCTACGCCGCGCACGCAAGAGTAACGGCGACTATGTCGACGCTGATGTTATCGCAGAGATCGAGGCCAAAGATGTTTGCGGTGATGCGATCAAGTCCTACCGCGAAGGCTGTGTTGGGCGTCCGACCCTGATCTTCTGCCAGAACAAAAAGCACGCCTGGTCAGTGCATGATGAGTTCGAAGCGGCAGGCATTGAAACCCGAGTCCTACTCGGCGGCGACAAAGATGACGATGAAAAGTTGAAGTGGGTTGCCGACGGCGGGCCGCTTATCGTGGTCGATCGTGTCAGCGCCGGTTTCGATCTACCCGAACTGCACGCGATCATTGTTCTGCGTGCGACCTCGTCTCCTCATCTCTGGGTTCAAATACTCGGACGCCCGGCGCGTGCAGCTGACGGAAAACTCGCCGGATATGTTTTCGATCACGTCGGAAACACGATGCGCTGCGGAACGCTCACCGAAGCGCGCGACTGGCGGAACGGCGGCGATATCGGAGATGATGCAAAGACCGAAGACGGCGATCGGCTCTCTGTGCGCCGCTGTGAAGACTGCTTCTTCGTGTGGGAAGGTGTGGGCTGCATCTGTCCAGAATGCGGCTCTGACAACGGCCAGGATCTCCGGATCAGTCTGAAAAAGGCTGTCGAGATCAGAGAGCAATCGGCAGCTGAGATTGAAGAGAAGCGGCGCCAGGCGGGTCTTATGGCAAAGCAAGATCGTGATCGCAAAAAGCAAGAAGCCGAAGAAGAAAAAGCCCGCCGCGCTGAGCAGAGAAAGCATCTTGGCATGGGCATTCGTCAGCGAACCGCAATGCTTCGCCAAAAGCGCGTCAAAGACCCATTCAAGACCGCCGTCGATCAGATGAGAGCCCGCCTGGATCGCGCCGTTCGCGTAGGCGACGAGGTCGCAGAACGCTTCGCGACCGGAGAGCTAAGGGCGGCTGGCATCCAGATCGACAGCAAGGGCGACGATATTCTCAAACTCATAGAGGGATTGGCGTCGTGAAAGAGCGCGACATTCAAAAGCTGATTCATGTTCGGCTTTGCAAAGAGTATCACAAGCGCGGGCTATTCATCACGCGAGATGTTGGTCAATACATCCCGGCCGCTGAAATCGCACGGGCTATCAAAGATGTCATGTCCGGCAAAAATCCACTCACAGTGCTCAAACAGCTGCGCCGGGTGATGATCGGACTAAAAGGCGAGCCTGACATCTCTGGCCTGCTTGACGGCCTCTGGGTCGGCATCGAAGTCAAAACCGCAACCGGTAAGCAACGCCCCGACCAGATCAAGTTTCAAGCCGCTATCGAGGCACGGAACGGCATCTACATTGTCGCACGCAGTCCAGACGACGCCATCAATCATATCGAGGCGGCTCTCACTGCGAGAGCCGCTGCCTGAACGCCGCCTGAGCCCACTTGAACTCAGGCCCGGGGTGCTGACACATCCAAAGACCTTCTCGCGCCTGCACGGCCTTCTTTGCGCGGTCAGCGACGCCGTATGACTGAACGATCTCGGCTTCCCGCGGATCGAACGGCTGATAGACCTGCCAGTCCGATCTGCGCACCAGTGCTTTCTCATCGCCGTATGTCAGCAAGACGGAGCCGCTGAACAGTGTGATCGTGTCAGGCTCCGTCTCAAAGAAGGCTGCACGGAGCGCAAGCAGTCTATGATTTGACAAAGTGCTCATCCGGTTTTCGTTGTTGCAGCGATGCGGTTCAGCCTCGCATGATTGCTTTCATTCGCCCGCTCCCGTTTCTCAGTCTGTGCTGCCATATTCGTAACACTTGCTTGCGTCACTTGAACGAAGTCATCAGCGTCATCTGCATTGAGATTTTCAAGACGATCAAGTTCCTCGTCAGTCTTATTGTAAAACGGACGTTCGGCACCGGCCGTCATGTATCTACTCGAAAACCAGTTCATCGCGCAGTCTGCATAGATGTGTGAGTGCCATTCAGTGCGCTGATACTCCTCCTCCCAGAACGGGTATAGGTTCAGAGCCGTTTCGGGTGCATCCTGATCGCATTTCAGCCGCGTAGCAACTGAACCAGACAGACCACTTTTGCCGAATGTGTTTTTGATCACAAAAGCGATCGGCGCATCGGGATTGGTTTCAGAGTGATATGAGCGCAGATCTCTGACGCTAAGTCCTATCATCTCTTTCCAAGCTGAGTTGAACGATGCGTCGGCATACCGTTGAATATTGCGGCCGTATTTTGGGAAGTTCAGCATTATGCGGCCTCCTTCTCGTTTTGATACACACAGTCAAGAACACGGCGAGCGTGCATCTTAGAGAAGACTGACGCGACAACGCGGTCAGTGTCGAGGAATGGGTCGAATGAGCATTCAGCATAATCGTCTGCAAGAATGAGCTGAGGTAGACCAAATCTCACAGAGAAAGAAACACACGGCGTTTCGTATTCAACATTAATATAGTCTTTGGCGGCGTAGAATGGCATGCTACGGAATTCATCGACAAACTCAACCGCCATTTTGTAAGTTGCGATTTTGCTCTTTTCAAGCTCGTGCGCTTGCTCGAGTGTGATGTCTCCGCGCTGGAATGAATCGATGACAACGATGTCGTTCAGTAGTGCATTTTTCATTTTTCTGTCTTTCTTTATGAGGGTGATTGGCTACAACAAAGAAATAGAGACAATATTACCCATCCAAAGCTAAAAACGGAAAAAAACACAGGTTTCTTCTATTTATTTTATTGCAGACAAAAAGAAGCCCCACCGGTTAGGGCAGGGCTCGTCGTAACTACGTTAGGTTAAATAAACTCACCGACATCGCCACTTTGAAGCATGCGAAATTCGCTCACTTAGAGGTTTAAGTTGATTCTCAGCTTCATCAAACATCGCATTTAATCTCTCTCGCGCCAGCTCGATACTCCGACGGGCGGACCGATCAGAAACGCCAACCATGTCTCCAGTCGCGAGCCAGTAAGGAAAACCGATCCGGGCGCAAAGTTGGCGAGCATGTGCGTCAAGTAAGGATTTACACTCTTCCTTCTCGACGGCATCGGTTTCAACTTGGGAGGCACCATCTGCGGCCGGCAAACTCGGGCAGGAGGCTTCAATACCACTTCCTGTTTCGACATTGTCTGACATTCCAAATGCTGCATCCAGGTGCTCTGGACTGCCGTAGAAGAACACTTCATTGCCGAGATCAGCACCAAGCTCCGCAGCTAAAAACTTCGTCGCCTCTTCAGTATCACTAAAGAAATTTGCGCCGATATCATTACGCCAGACTGAGATCCGCCCGTCCTTCTCGACGGCAACTTCGAAGTCCTTATCAGGCGAAAATCGCTTGCGCCTCGGCAGCAGCTTAGACGTCCATGCCTCAAAATCCGTAGCATCAAACTCGACGCCCTGCATCTTCGAGCCACCGGCGCCACCGCCACCACCGCCATACCAGGTGAAATCAGCAACAGAGGCAACAGGCTTCACGGCCCGCTCATCAGCCATATTCATCAGAGCCGGCGCAAGTCGCTTACGAGCATCTCCACTAATGACTTCTCCAATCTGCAAGGCTGCTGTAATAACAACCTCAAGATCATCGCGCTTAATCGTAATCGTATCGTTCATGTCAGTTTT